AACAATCTGCGCCACGGGTGAAACTTTGGAGCAGGCTATTGAAAATGTGAAAGTGAAGCATGAAGCTGTCATGCCATCACTTGAAAAAGAAGCCGCTGCCGCCGGTTACAAGCTGGTGAAGATTGAGGAGGCCAAATGAGCGAGCAACTTGAAATTGAACCGGCGCACGAATTGGCAACGCGACAACCGCAGGAAGTCGCGCCGGTCAACATCGGAGAAATGATGCGCGATGCGGTGCGTGGCGGGCAGCCAATCAAAGAGCTGGCCGAAGTGTTCATCAAGATGCAAGACCGGGACGCGGAACGGCAATTCAACACCGCGTTTGTGGAACTGCAGCGCGAGATTCCAAAGGTGAAAGCGGTTAAGAGTGTGCCGAACAATGACGGGACGCCGCGCTATTCATTCGCACCGTTTGAAGAAATTGACGACCAAGCCCGCCCGGTTTGTTTGCGCCACGGCTTTACCTACACGTTCGGAGAGGGCCAGGACACGCCGGGGAAGGTGGTAAAGCTCTGCACGTTGGCCCACGTCGGCGGACACAGCCGAACCAACTCCTACTCTGTCCGCATCGGCAAAGGGCCACCGGGATGCACAGAATCACAACAAGACGGCGCTGCGCATAGCTACGCTAAACGCGGGGCATTGTGCGACTGCCTGAATATTCGGGTGGACAAAGCCCTTGACCACAACCCGCGTGATGAGGGAAAGCCGGTGACCGCGGATCAGGCTGCGGAACTTGAGCGGCGCGTCCACGAAATCAACGGCGACATTGAACGCTTCCTGAAATTCGCAGGCGCGGACATGTCTGCCCGCAACCGCTTTGCCACAATCCCCGCGAACCGATACGCGGAGTGCGATGCGATGTTGCGTCGAAAGGAGGGAGGTAAGTGAAAATCCATCCAGCAAAGCAGGGGACTTACGAATGGTTGCAAGCCCGCTCCGGTATTCCAACCGCCAGCGAGTTTGACCAACTCGTTACTCCGAAGTACAAAATCAAGACCGGCCAGGGGCCAAAGTCGTTTCTGGAAAAGAAAGTCGCGGAATACTGGCAAGGCGGGCCGCTACCAAGCTGGCAGGGGATGGACATAGAAATTGGACAGATACTTGAGGAAAGGGCAAAGCCGTGGTATGAGCTGACCACCGGCCAGCCTATAACCAACGTCGGGCTTGTTACAACTGATGACAGGCGAGTTGGTTGCTCCCCTGACGGCCTGATTGGCGAGGATGGTGGGATTGAAATAAAATGCCCTGCCCGACATACGCACGTTGGCTACCTGCTTGACGGGGTACTTCCGGAAGATTACGAGTTGCAGGTTCACGGATCGCTTTACGTTACTGGGCGGGAGTGGTGGATGTTTCTTAGCTACGATTCAAAGTTCCCGAAATTTCTTCACCGCGTCGAGCGAGACGAAACAAAATGCGCCGTGATTCACGAAGCTTTGCAACTTTTCCTTGAAAGATTTGACGTCGCCGTGAAGCGCATGGAGGAAATTAACGGCGGACCGCGTCCGCCAGTTGAAATGTTTGACCCGCTGAAATACGAGCGTCCATCGCAACCGGATTTGGACAAGGAAGTATGCCCGTGATTAAAACGCCACAATTAAGTCCAGATTGTTGGTACTGGTTTCTTAAGAAGCTTGTAATTGAATGCAGAACTACAATGCAGATTTGTTCCGAAATGAAACTTGAAGCTAAGTGGGAAAACGAGGATGGAAAGTGGGATATTCCACTTATTTCTGAGATTCCGAAATCATCAAGTTTTTCAGGTTGGATGCGAAACCAACGAGAAGCAAGCGAGCTTTCTAAAATAGGATTTATTTAATGAAAACTGAAACCAAATGCGAAATGTGCCAAGCGGAGCAAGCAGACACAAACTGGCTCATGTTTTTCATGGGGCTGTTCATTGGCGTGATTGTCGGCGGGCTGATTGTTGCAGTGGTTAATTGGATGATGTTTTGAATTATGCCCCGAATGTTACCAGCCGAATATAAGTTGTACCTTTCGCGCCACGCCACGCCGGAAGTTAAAGCAATCGTGGGCTGCGATGATGAATCCGAATTGCACCGGCAGATTAAACAGTTCTGCTCCCAACACAACTGGCCGTTCGGTAATTGTAGAATGGATCGCGCCACCGGGATGGTGGAGGGCTGGCCGGATTTCGTTATCATCGCGGAATGCAAGGTTTGGTTTATTGAGTGCAAAACTAAAACCGGAAAATTGAGCCGTGAGCAGCTTGGAATGGCCATGCTGTTTGAAAACCAAGGCCACAAAATTCACGTTGTCAGATCGTTTCAAGAATTCATTGAACTGTTAAACAAACAAAACCCATGAAAACCAAACAACCCCTCACCCCGTCAGACGTGCCGCCGGGGAGTGTTATACTGTTCAACGATTGCGGATGCCCAAATGCATGGGTTACTCCGCTAATTGTTGATTGGTCAGGCATAACAATTCGGCGCGGATACGGGGACATTTGCGCTATTTCGTTCAATGAATTGATGGGAGGATGGAAGATCAAACGCCCCGGCCAAGACTGGCAACCGTGCTACAAGGAGGTTGAGACAGCCAACCCCGGCGAGCTAACCGCAGAGGAGGCGGAATTAGAGTACAAGCGCGGGAATAAAATCCAACATTCATGGGACGATGGAAAAACTTGGATTGATACCCTTTCCTGTGAATCCGGTGAGCCGTTTACACGGCGAGCAAAGTACCGCCTCAAACCCGCCCCCATCATCCGCGACATAAGGCCGGATGAGTTGCCGGAACGATTTATCCACTCCAACGAAGTCAAAGGATTTACCGTGCTTAACTCAAAAGACTTTTCAGCACAGGACATTGATAAGTGGGAAAAACGAGGTTGCAAATGGTCTTACGACGTTCGCGGCCCCTGGCGCGAATTCACCGTGACGGAGGAACCGAAATGAAATTCATAGCGATATTTTGTTTCGTTTTGGCGTTTGAGTCGGCCATGGCCGCGCATGACATTATGGCGGTGTTTTGGTTGCACGCGCTACTAATATTTATGGCAACATTTTTTGCGTGGCTTGGGTATATCACTTGGAACGTCAATAGGTGGGTCAACGAATGGGCAAAGGAGAACAAGCCATGACCCAGCAAAATGCAACGGCCTGCGATGAGATGGTCAACGAGGTTAAGATTCTTGTTGGCGACCAGACGCACAATGAAAGAATGGACATGCTTACCAGAATATCGAGCGGACTTCTGGCTATTGCGTGTGATTCTATAAATTCCCAAGACCCCGCCGAATCCGAACACGAACGGAAACTGGCGGCGGCTGACAACCGCGCCGACTTTAAGAAAGGAAACCAACCATGAAAATACAAATCAAAAGCATCTATGGATCGCTCCTTTTCGAGGGCGATTTTTTGTCACTGGCCGAAGCCATCAGGGCTGCTACCACGCAGAAAGTTTCCCTGCTCGGCAGCGACCTGCGCGGCAGCAACCTGCGCGGCAGCAACCTGCTCGGCAGCAACCTGCGCGGCAGCAACCTGCGCGGCAGCGACCTGCGCTTAAGCGACCTGCGCGGCAGCACCCTTAGCGGCAGCAACCTGAGCGACAGCGACCTGAGCTTCAGCGACCTGAGCTTCAGCAACCTGCGCGGCAGCGACCTGCGCGGCAGCAACCTGCGCGGCAGCAACCTGCGCGGCAGCAACCTGAGCGGCAGCAACCTGCGCGGCAGCAACCTGCGCGGCAGCAACCTGCGCGGCAGCAACCTGAGCGGCAGCAACCTGAGCGACAGCGACCTGAGCTTCAGTGACCTGCGCGGCAGCGACCTGCGCTTCAGCGACCTGCGCTTCAGCGACCTGCGCGGCAGCGACCTGCGCGGCAGCGACCTGCGCGATGCCAAAAACGCAGAACTGGCGCAAGCCATGACGGTTATCGTCCCGCAAGGCGACCTGATTGGTTGGAAAAAGTGCAAAGGCGAAACCATCGTTAAATTGCGAATCCCGGCGGACGCAAAGCGCATCAATGCGACTGGACGCAAGTGCCGAGCTGAGTTTGCGGACGTGATGGAAATCTCCGGCGGGTTGACTTCGTGTATGTCTAATCGCGGCGTCGTGTACGAAGTTGGCAAGCGAGTTGTGCCGGATAGTTGGGATGAAAACCGCTGGGAAGAATGTTCACACGGCATCCACTTTTTCATCACCCGCGAGGAGGCTGAAGCGTACATACTTTGAAACCATGAACCCGAACGAACCAGCCAGCCAGATGACCACCCGCACGAAGATTGCGGCGATGGCGATGCAGGGGATGCTTGCAAGCGGTCAATGGACTTACAAAATTGACGATAACGGAGAGGAGCAGCCGTGGTTTTTTGTCACAGATGTTTTTGATGATAAAGGCAAAAAAACCACCAAAAAACGGCTTTGCTTTCCAGAGTCCGCTCGCGTTGCTGCCGACGAGCTCCTTGCCGAACTCTCCGCCACCGAGTTTTGCGAGTGGAAGGTCACAGAAGATGGCCGATGGGACACTTCATGCGACAACTCCTTTGAGTTCACTGTTGATGGGCTGAAAGAAAATAAATTCAACCATTGCCCCTACTGCGGCAAGCGGATTAAGGAGGTTAAATGACAAAAATATTCTGTGACATTTGCGGAGAACCAGCCTGCCATAAAATGAAGTCAGTTGAAAACGAAACTCCATTTGGATTAGCGCACAGACAAGCTATTCCAGAAGGATTAGTTCAATGCAAGATTAAAACGAGTGTCGTCTTTTGTTTTGTTAATCATCAATCTGGATTTGGTGGACCTCCTGATTTGTGCCGGGCTTGTGCTGCCAAATTAATCTCGGAACTTCTAAACAAAATATGACCCCCAACGAAATCAACATCGCCATCGCGGAGTGGTGCGGGTGGAAATACGAACGACTTCCTAAAGCATGTGTGTGGATTAGCCCTGCTGACGATGGTTGGCACGAATCACCGCCAAACTACCACGCCGACCTGAACGCGATTGCGGAAGCGGAGAAGAAATTGGACTACATGACCGGGCAACTTGGCGACTATCACGCCGCACTTGGCCAGATATGCCGAAAGTTGAATGAGGGCAAGCCTATGAGTCAATGGCAGCATGAATACAGAGCCACCGCACCCCAACGCTGCGAGGCACTGCTTAAAACCATCGGAAAATGGAAGGAGTGAAATGAAGTTAGAACATATCGGTTCTGCGGTGGTTGGTATAGTTAGTGTCCTTACCTTGTGCGTATTAATAAACAAGGCGGAAAAGCTGGGTGCCCTTAAGGCTCAACAAATCAAGGTCATTACCTTAACCAATTACATTACTGTAACTAATTTGGTAAACAAAAAACTCAAACCGCGCACCGAATCCGACGGAACAAATTACCATACCTACACCAACTTTGAAGGCCGGGTGTGGAGGTATAAATCAAACTGAATATGAAAAACAAACTACATTGCTCAACTTGTACAGCGACAATCCCAAACAACCAACGAGTAAAGCGCGGATGGATGCGAGTTGTATTCACCGCAAAAAACACGAAGTCAATCCAGTACTATTGCGACAAATGCAAAGGTGGAGTGATTGAATCACTGAACGAGTTCCAACAATTAACAAGCCAATCAAATGAATTATCCAGAACACATTTACGTTGACACCGATCTTGTAGGCCAAGAACTACCACGCGAAGGATGGCAGAAATACCAGCGGGTTGATGAAATCCAGCCGATACCCCTAACCGAAGAACAATCCAGAGTGTGGCCCGCTGTTTATTCTGAGTCAGACATTGAACCTGAGCCGGTCAGGACGCTAAAAAATTGCCGCTGGCAGTATAACTTTGAAGCAAAGCTCTGGGAAACGGGTTGCGGAAACCATATTAATTTGGAAGAAAGCACAACCATTAGTGGATTCTGTGTGTATTGCGGAAAGCCTATTGTGATATGAAAACTCAACCCACCCTCGACGGACGCTCGCCGGAACAACTCTCCAAGGAACGCGAACAACGGAAGCGCAATTACTGGCACACGCGATATTGTGAGGTTAATGAAATGAATAAGATGGCTATCAGTTTCATTGTTGCTGAAAATAAACGCATGTCTAAAATCGAAACAGCAGCCAGAGAGTTGGAAGAATTCCTTGGCAAAAACTCTGGGGACACTGCCGACTGGCCGATTGACGTGATTGCGCGAGACAAAGACTCTGCAATCAAACTTCAGCAACTACTGCAAAAACTCAGCGACACTTTAAGAAAATGAAACACGACCACGTCTGCTATTGCGGCGGCCTAACAGTTCCGCATAAAGTTGGGGTTCTGCGCTGCCACCGATTGATGACGGCATCACCTCGCAAGTTGCGACACGAAGGATTCTGGCTGGTTGACCACCAGAAGATAACCGAATTCACCATGCGACAACAACGTGGATACCACCAGCATCCATGTGGTTGCTGGTCACGTTGGGAAGGATCGACAAACTCAATCGAAGTGTGAAATGAAAACCTGCAAGACGTGCAAATTTTGGGACATATCGTATTACAAGTCGTCCGTGTGCAAAATCCGATTAATTAACACCGGAGAAAATTACGGATGCACAATGTACGAATCAAAACCCAAAAAGAAAGGAGCGAGGAAATGAAACCGCGCCGCAAACGATGGCAAAAGCACCTTGATGAGCGAACCCGCCAACGACTTGACGAAGGGCATCGCATCTGGCGCAAGGCGTTGAACGAGCATTCAATCATGCACGCTTTAGCCGCAGGCAAACACAAACAACCTTGGGTTGCTTACGAAGATGAAGCCGTGATGCGGCTGGATGTTCCAATCGCAACCATCGCCAGAACAATTAACCGCTCCCGCCGCGCCTGTGAAATGCGGCGGTACAAATTGAGGAAACAACAATGAATCCATACGCACAAATACTCAGGAACTTCGCAGCCAACTACCTTGCGCTGCATGAAACGCAACGGCCAATACTGGCGGCGGCTGAAGAAATCGAACGCCTTGAAGCCGCTCTGTCCGCGAAGGAAAAGGAGTGCCAGAGGTTGCGTTCTATAATCTATGACTGCATTGATTGTTCAAAAGCTTTAAGCCGATCTGACAGGCTGGCCAAAGCCTCCCTCGAAAACAAGGAGGCCAATGAACCGTAAACACGCCGCAGATAAAGAGCGCATCCGCGCAATGGCCGCGCATTGTGAAGTTGCGCCTTGGATGGCTGAAGTGCAATGTCAGCAGCTTAATAAAATCGCGTCCATCGAAGCGCGGTTGGCACAACTGAAATTTGAACTGATCTGGCGCGATGGCAGGAAACCTAAATAACTTTAACCCCGCCCGCCGTGGCAACAATCCACCATAAAGGCCGATGGTTTTGCAGAGTTTGCCGAACTTGGTTTACCGAGCAAGTCAGACTCAGAAAACCTGAACAGGTATGCGACAAATGCCGACACCTTGGATGGACTGGTGGTTGTGGACGCGCAATGGAAGATCCCATGCGTGAAGCGGACTTGAACTATTACGGAATTTCACCACTGATTATGGACAACCTTGGAGGCCAGGACGAATGAATTATTTCCGCAAACGCCGAAAGCCGGTCAAACCGCGTGATTTTAGCCAGCGCGATTTGAAGAAATTCAATGCCAACTTCAAGGCTTGAATGGCACTCCGAGGCATAGAAACTGGGAAACGCGCTTGGCTCCAGGGCGGGACGGTATCTTGAAAATAACCCTTGCAATTTCACCGTAATTTGGGATGATGGGCGTGCGGGATGAATAGTCGCCGCACATGGAATAACAAACCGTTAGAAAACACAACAAATTTGGGCGGGTGCCCGTGGCGGCCTTCGGGCTTGTCGAGGCTTCTGCCTTGGATTTGTTACGCCACGGCCCCGCTCTTTTTTGACCTATGTATGCAAAACTTTTCAGCCGGATAACCGAGTCCAGTTTAATGGAGGAGGACATTTTAACACGTTATACATTTGTTATACTACTTGCAATTGCTGACCCCAATGGGTATGTGATAGGCACCGACATAGCTATTGCGAGGCGGTTAAATATCAGCCTGAAAGAGTTTAACAAAGCCCGTGACATTCTAATGGCTCCAGACCCCAACAGTAATTCAAAATCAGAGGATGGAAAGCGGCTGATTCCAAGTGACGGAGAGCGCGGTTATAAAATCGTCAATTATCTGACTTACAAGGATTTGCGCGATGAAAACCACCGCCGGGAATATATGCGCGAATACATGAAAAAGTATATGCGCGAAAAGCGGAATGGAAAAACGAAACCGGACGCAAGCGAGCCTGTGTTAGACACCACATTAAACCCGTTAAACATTGTTAAACCGTGTTTAGCCAAAGCAGAAGCAGAAGCAGCTATTAAGAGAGAGAGAGATGAAAATTCTGCAATTCCAACCTTTGAAGATGTAAACTCTGCTGCCGCTTTTGTTGGAGCCACACCGAAGCAATGCCAAGAATTTTTTGACCACTACCAAGGAAACAATCTTTGGTTTAACCAATTCGGAAAGCTGATTGATGTGCGGACAAAACTAAGGACTTGGGTAACAAAAGGACAGGAGCGGGATTTCAAATCAAGGAATAGTTCAACCAAACCGCAGCCGTATAAAAGCGATATATGAACTACGCTGAAAAACTCCGCGATCCGCGCTGGCAAAAAATCCGGCTAGAAGTCATGCAGCGGGACAACTTCACTTGCCGGAACTGCGGTTGCAAAACCAAGGAATTGCAAATCCATCATTTGAGATACCACATTGACCCATGGCTTACGCCGGTTGAATTTCTGGAAACGCTCTGCTGTGATTGCCATTCCGAGCGCGAGGCCAAAAACAAAATCCTTTGTTCCAGCATCAAGGCAATCGAAACCCAAAAACTCTACCTTGGGTTTGATTCCATAGCCTACTCAATCTCCGCAATCCAATCAATCGAATGACTCGCGAAGAAATTATTTCAAAGCACCGCCTGTCCGCTGAATTTGAACGGCGCGGCATTAAGCTCATTCACGCCGGGCCGGAAAAGTTCAAATGCAAATGCCCATTTCACGAAGACGGAACGCCAAGCTGCGAGATTAACGATGCTAAGGGGCTGTGGAATTGCTTTGGCTGTAAATCCGGCGGCAGCATCATTGACGCGGTAATGAGGTTTGACAACACAACTGCCGCCGAGGCCATGCGGAAACTGGATGGCGGCATCGTGCTTTCCCATGCCAAGCCAGATCCAAAGCCAGCGGGCCGGGTTGTGGCAACGTACCAGTACCATTACGAGGATGGCAGCAACGCTTATCAAGTTTGCCGGCTGGAGCCAAAGAGCTTTCGCCAGCGGCATGACGACGGCAAGGGCGGTTGGATTTGGTCAATGGAGGGAGTGTTGCGCGTGTTGTACCGGGCAACTGAAATCGCAAAATCAAAACAGGTGTGGATTGTTGAGGGTGAAAAAGACGCCGACAATTTGGCCGCGCTGGGCTTCTGTGCGACGTGCAATGTAGGAGGTGCGGGCAAGTGGTTGGATGCCTACACGGGCCAGCTAGACGGCAAGGACGTGGTTTTATGTGGCGACAATGACGCCCCTGGCCATGCTCATATCAAGCTGGTATTTGATTCCATCAGCGGCAAGGTGAATTCCACGCGCACAGTTAAAGTTCCGCAGCCGCACAAGGACATTTCGGATTTTCTAGCGACATTCCCCGCCGATGAACACCAAGCCAAGCGGTCGGCGGTTGACGCACTATGGCAGGCCGCTCCCGAATTGCACCGGGGAATTGATTTGCAGGTGTATTCCATCACCGACATGGAGCGAGATTATATTGAGTACATTCGCACCATTGACGGCCAGACGCTTTCCTTGAACCGCTGGCTACCGTCACTTGGTGTGCGCGGTCTTGTGCCGGGTGAGCTTGCGACCTTCATTGCCGATACCGGCGTCGGAAAAACCGCTGTGCTTCAAAATCTAGCATACCACGCCGCACCCCTGCCGACTTTGATGTTTGAAATGGAGCTTCCCACCAGCCTGCTTTACGAGCGTTTTGTGGCGATGGGCGGCAGCATGTCACAAAAGGACGTTGAAAAGGCTTATCGCACCACTTTGCAACCAATGGCGGGCAGCGATAACTTCATGCGGCATTACTTCGTTTGCCCGCGCTCCGGTATCACGATGGACGAAATTCGCAAGACCATTGCCAACGCAGAACTGAAGATGGGCGAGCGGCCAAGGCTGATTTTGATTGATTATGTCCAACTTATTCAAGGGCGCGGAAATTCCCGCTATGAGCGAACCAGCAACATTGCTGAGGATTTGAAAACGCTGGCCAAGGAAACCAAAACAATCATTGTCATCGCAAGCCAAGTTGGACGCAAAAAAGAGGAGGATAAAAAAGGGGGAGTAGGATTGCACGATGCAAAAGACTCAGGCGCAATCGAAAACTCCAGCGGTATGGTTATTGGAATGTGGAAGGAAGATAAAAAGACTTTGAAAATGCGCGTCTTGAAAAACACAAAAGGCACAGGCGGAATTGAAATCACATGCAACTTTGACGGCGAGACAATGACCATCACCGAACGCTCGCCAATTCAACAAGGAGATTAAATGCGCCCCGACTTCACCAGCGAAGGAATTGAGCTTTATTGCGGAGACTGCCGCGAGATACTGCCGCACTTGGGGAAGGTGGACGCGGTCGTGACGGATCCGCCTTATGGGATTGATGCGGTTCGAAATGGCAAATGTTTTTCAACATCGAACGCCTGCAAAACAAACAACTACGAACCTATCATTGGGGACAGTGAGCCTTTTAATCCGTGCCATTTGATCGGATTTGATCGCGTCTGCCTATTTGGCGCGAATCACTATTCCGACAAACTACCAGCGCGGGCGCGGTGGCTGATTTGGGACAAGCGAGACGGATTGCAACCAAACCCGCTGGCAGACGTGGAAATGGATTGGACAAACGACACGCGGCCCGCGAGACTATTTCACCATAGATGGATGGGCATGGTGAGGGACAGCGACAAGGAAACAACCCACCCAAGCGAAAAGCCGCTTGCGCTTATGCTGTGGTGCATGTCGTGCTTAGAAGTGCCAATTCCAGCAACAGTTATCGACCCCTACATGGGCAGCGGCACCACCGGCATCGCCTGCCTGCGGACGGGGAGAAAATTCATCGGCATCGAAATCAGCCCCAAATATTTTGAAATCGCAAAAGAGCGCATCATCCGAGAGCAATCGCAGCTAAAACTGAATTTATAATTTCCGCCTGACGCGGGAAAGCAGAAAACAAAAACCACAACGAAAGAACAAACCATACACATACCGACCACTGAACAAATCGAACGCATCCAAGAAATCAAGAAGGCGGTTGGCGATTACGAAGCGGCAATCGTCGCCGCCAAAACCGCCCGCAAGTCCATCAAGGATTTGAACCGGGAGGCCAAAGCCATCCTGCGCGGTCCAGTCAAAGCTCGCAAGCCGCGCAAGCCCAAGGTTGCGCCAGTTGACGCGCCGACCACCGACGACCAGGACCTGCCGCGTGTAGTTTCGGCTGACACCAAAGCCAAGAAAGGAGCCAAGTAACATGGAAAAGCTCCTCGCAACCATCCGCGCCCGCAACGCCGGGTTGAAAATCGCAACCAAGGCCGCACTGCGTGACCGGGACAAGACCGCGCTGCGCCACTTGGCCAAGCTCCACCGGCTGTTGCTGACCACCGTTGAATCGGCAATCGCGCTTTGCGACCGTGAAATGGCCAAAGCCAACAGATAACCCAAACCCCGCTGGCATACCGGGAAACGTATGCCGTTTCTTACGCCCTACAGCCCCGCCAAGGCGTTTAAATCACCAAAACGTGTCAAAGTAGCGGACAACCAACAAAACGGCCTATAAACGAAACTAGAAGCTATGGCATACGAACAAAAACCGGACAGCGGCAGTCTTTTCCCCAACACGCGGATGCGTGAAGGAAAGCAAGACGCTCAATATCAAGGCTCTGCGCTGATTGGAGGAGTCAATTACTGGGTGGATTGCTGGGAAAACCCGCCCGGTAAAGGCCCAACCTTCGGCCTGCGGTTTCGCCGCAAGGATGCCGCGACGGCCAGCCAACCGCGCCAAGCGTACCAGCCAAACCCGGCTCCCAGGCAATCCGCCCCGCCGCAACCACGCACCGCGCTGCCAGTAACGGGATACGACTCGCCAAATGTCAAACCGGATGATGTGCCATTTTAACAGCCGCAATTCAAAGCGCAAGTTCGGGGGATTGTAAGGGGGTTTTGTTACTCCCTGTCAATCCTTTTCTTTGTCCCCAGAACTGGTTACAAGAGAGTTTTTCCTACTTTTCCTACAATTTTAAGTTGACTTGCCATGTAAAAAGGCGGACGTTCGCAATCATGGCTGGCGAAAATGGTAACGGCAATGGCAATGGCAACGGCAATCATGCCGCGCTAGTGCTTGAAGTTGTGCAAGGCAGACCAACGCTTTGGCGCGATGAGATGCTTGAAGAAATTGACCAGCTAGCGTCGCTTGGTTTCAAAAAGCATGAGATTGCAAAATCCCTTGGAGTAAGCCGCGATTGTTTCATGGAGTGGCAGCGCATTCGTCCTGAAATTGCAGAAACTATTGACCGCGCTAAAATTAGAGGAGCAAAGGTTTGCGCCATGCGAATCATGAAAGCAGCTGAAGACCCTCGCTTCTGGACGGCGGCAGCGTGGTTCCTTGAGCGCACATTGCCAGAATCGTTTGGTCTGAAACAACACTTGCAAGTTGAACACACCAACGCAATCACAACCGCTGCGATTGAAGAAGCTGAAGCCAAACTGAAAATAATGTGAGCTTGCTTTTGCCATACCAATCCGCCTGGGTGCGTGATAAATCACGTTTGAAGATTTGCGAGAAAGCGCGGCAGGTTGGCATGAGTTGGGCAGCAGCTTATTCAGTGGTGCGCGAAACGTGCAATGCCGAGGCTTTACTTGATACGCTTGTCAGTTCCCGAGATGAATCATTGGCCGCTGATTTCAAATCCAAGTGCAACGCATGGGCCGGTGTGCTTTCGGTGACAGTCAAAGACCTGGGCCTGCAAGTGATGGATGATAGCAAAGACATTTCAGCCTACGTCCTACACTTCCAAAACAACAAAAAGATTTTCGCGCTGTCAAGCAATCCAGACGCCCAAGCGGGCCGCGCTGCAAATCGCTTGCTTGACGAATTCGCATTGCACCCAAACCCGAAGCAACTTTATGACATCGCATATCCCGGTATCCAATGGGGCGGAAGTCTCTCAATCATTTCAACCCACCGCGGTGCCGATAACTTTTTTAATCAGCTCATCGAGGAAATTAAGCATAAAGGAAATCCCAAAGGATTCAGCTTGCATCGTGTTACCTTGGGGGACGCACTTGATCAGGGGTTGCTTGCCAAACTTAAAACAAAGCTCGCCGATAAACTCGATCACCCAGTCCACAATTGCAAAGACGACGCCGATTATTTCAACCTGATGCGCTCCGGTTGCTCTGATGAATCATCATTCATGCAGGAATATATGTGCGTACCGGAGAATGACGAGGATTCTTTCCTGCCTTATGAGCTTATCGAAACGTGCATCTACGAGCCAAACGTCAAATGGGAAACGGATTTAGCCGATGCCAAGGGCCGTCTGTATCTTGGAGTTGACATCGGGCGAGTGAAGGATTTGACCTGCATCATTTGCGTTGAGGAAATTGGCGATGTGTTCTACCTGCGGAAGCTAATCGAGCTTTACAAGACTCCGTTTGCCGTGCAGGAATCAATCCTTTACCCGCTGCTCGCCCTTCCGCAGATGCGCCGTTGCTGCATTGACCAGACCGGAATGGGAATGCAATTCGCGGAGCGGGCCGCGCATCGCTGGGGAGAATATCAAGTTGAAGGCGTGACGCTGACCAACCAGACCAAGCAAGACCTCGCTTATCCGCTCAAGGAAGCGTTCCAGAAAAAGACCATCCGCATTCCCGACCTGCTGAAGTTCAAAAACGATTTGCATTCGGTGAAGAAGGAAACGACCAGCGCGGGGAACATCCGCTTTGCTGGCAACTCAGACGATTCGCACGCCGACCGCTTCTGGGCGTTGGCGTTGGCGTTGCACGCTGGAAAGCGCATCAGTTCAATCGGTTCAAGCTCATACACGCCAATGAAAGTAGGCTCCTATCAACACGCAAGATTTTAACAGAACAAAACATATGCCAGTTAAATATTTTGGAAGAAAAATCACAACAGACGAGATTGTCATTAAACTGCAAACCACAAGCGAAGTGCTGAAAAACTCTTTTCCATCCGTTGCAAACGATTGTTTTCTTGCAAAAATGGAAATTGAAAGACTGGTTAAAGAAAACAAGCAACTCAAGGAGAACAATCCATGCCCAACCTAATCCAATCCATCCGCAACCTGTTCGTTCCGTCGCGCAACATCACGCTGCGTCAAGAGCCAACCCCGCTTTCGTCAACGGCAACCGCCACAACGATTCAGAACGCATTGCGAGCCGCCGAACAGGGCGACACGCGGCAGCTATTCACGCTTTACCGTGACATATTCGGCGGCCAAGGCCATGTCATGTCCGAACTGAACAAGCGAAAGATGGCCGTGCTTTCTGAGCAATGGAACGTGATCCCGGTGGACAAGTCGAAACCGGACGATGTGAAAGCCGCTGAGTCATGCAAAGAGATGGTCAAGATAGCTGACGGCTGGATGAATTGCATGAACGTGCTGATGGACGCCACGCTCTGGCCGGTTGTGGTTGGAGAAAAGATTTTCCGCCCGGTGAACAAAGGCGAAACTGATTTGCCATTGCGCTTCACATTTTCTTACCTACACCAAATCAATCCGCAGTTGCTTTGCTTCAATCCCGGTTGGGGCTATGGCGATGACGCGCCGATTGACCAATGGGAATCACAGGTGCGATTGTTCCCGGTGAATGATCGCGGGTTTACTTTCTTCTCGCTGGCCGATGCCAAGTTCCTGGAGCAAGACAGGCACATGGTTTATCGTGGTCACACTCAATCTGGCCGGGACTGCTGGGGCGGGCCGATGCGGGCAATCCTTGGCTGGTGGTTTCTTGCGGAGTGCGGGCGAGACTGGTTTGGAAGATTCATGGAACGCTACGGCTCGCCGTTCGTAGTGGGAAAGATTGACGCGAAGAATCCAACGGCGGTCACGTTCATGCAAACTGCCTTTGCTGAGGCAACCAAGATTGGCGGCATGGTGATTGACCACGGGAGCGAGGTTCAACTTGTCAGCGCGGCCAGCGCGGCGAATGAGCAAGCTTACCAATCGTTCCTTGAAGTGTGCCACCGTGAGATTAGCAAAATCATATTAGGTCAAACCCTTAGCGCGGACAGCCAGCCAACTGGCCTAGGTTCAAGCGTTGGGAAACTTCATTCCGATGTGCGCGAGGACATCAAAAAGTATGACCGCCTGTGCTTGGGAAACGCGATTGAGCGGCAAATCTTCGCGCAGTTCCTTAAGCTAAACGCCATTCGCGGTCGCGTGCCGAAGATTGTTTGGGGCGGATTGGAGGCGGAAGATTCGCAGGCCATGGGCAACCTGCTTGTGAGTTTGAACACGGCTGGATTGCAGCCAACTGATGACGCCCTTGAAGGCATCGGTGAAAAGATTGGCTTCCCGATTGAGCGCAAAGAAGCACCGGAGAAAGAAGTTCCGGATAAAATCATTGGAAAGGATGGCGTTATTATTCCGAATCCGGCGAAGGAAAAAGAAATGCCTGATACGGAAGATGACGCGGAAGAAGTTAAAACCGAATGAAAAACAACCGAAACGGATTTCCAGTTAAGCCTTGCCCGATGTGTAGAAGCACAAATATAACCATCGGAAACCTGTGGGGTGAAGCGGCTGTTGTAATGTGCCTTGGGCTAAAAGGAAAATGCGAACACGTTGGAGAGGTCTGCAAAACAAAGTCACTGGCAATCAGAAAATGGAACGTGCGATAAAATGAACATTGCCTACACAATCGGCGTTGGTGCGTTCCGGCCAATGGCAGAACTGGCCGCAGAACAAATGCGCCGTCACACCGGATGGCGCGTTGAAATCCTTGGCGATGAACATTACCAAGGGATTGCGGAGCGCGATGTTTGCATGACGCTGGACATTGAAAGTGGCGTTTTTGGATTCACTGGCGACCGTGGATGCTACTGGCTGAAATATCACGGCTTTGATTTCTTTCCTGATGCCGAACGGTTGCTGTACTTTGACGCCGATTTGCTATGCGTTAAAGATTGGATTGTGCCGGACGTTGGATTTGGCGTGGTGCAAGATTGGATGACTGAGCAAGTTAAAGCCGAGTGCCGAAACTTGAAGATTCATCCACTTCATTATTTCAATGCTGGGTTGATGATTATCCATCGTGACTTGGCCGCGATATTCAAAGACACGCTCGCTCTGGGCCCAACCGGGTTTTGGGTTGACCAAGGCGCGGTGAATTGCGCGGTTGCCAATTCTGGAATAACGGAAACTTTACTAGACCGTAAGTTCAACCGCCTGATAAACGAAGCGCATTACGGAGAGATTGAAAATTATCCCGATACGGTTAACTGGCATTTTTTCAACTGCTATGACCAAGTTGACGCGCGAATGAAAGTGATGGAGTCGCTGATAAAATGATTAACCTGCGAATCAGCAAAGACACGGCTAGCAACACGCTGCGAAGCTTTCTAGTGAAGGCCAAGCATCTGGCTCCGGTCTATGCCGCCGGGGCATCGGCCTGCGCGGTCGCGCTCGACGACCATCTGCGTAAGTTGCAAGCTCGCGGAAACAAGATGGGCTGGCCTCCGCGCAATTTCTTTCACGGAGGGCCGGATTCGGTGAATAAAAATATCCGCATTACGCAACTGACAGACAGTGGTGCGGTGGTTGCCATTGACGATTACCGATTCCACCATCGGATTACAGGCGGAACGGTGCGCCCAAAAAACGCTGGTGCGCTGGCAATCCCAATGACTGGAATTGCGTATCATGTGACTTCGCCATTGCGCCAGAACTGGCCGGGATTGAAGATTGCTGGCGGTAAACTGTTGGCTGGCGGCGTTCCTCAATACGGATTGGCGCAATCGGTGACGCACAAACCCAAGCCGGAAGAAAAGCCTGATGGCCGTGTTATCGGGCCAAAGGTCTTGCGAGCCGTGCGGGACGCCGTTGCCGCACAGTTCGGCCTTGCGCCTGGAGCCACGCCCAAGAGCATTGCCGCGCTGACAGGCTCAAAGGCTAAGGCAAGCTCGCGCAAAGGCTCTACGGCCAAGCCAGAGGCCGCCGTGAAGCCTTCCCGCGACAAGTATTTTGCGCCGTCCAAGGCCGGGACAGGTGCAAAAGACAAATACACCATCAAACCAACCGCCAAGCGCACGGTTGCCCAAGTGAAATCACGCGGGATTATTCGCGGCACTCGCTTTGTGAAGTCACAAAGCTGGACGGTTAAGACAGCAAGCGGAACCGGGACGGGTGGTGGAGGTGGTGGTGGAGGTGGTGGAAAAAAGAAGCGGAAGAAAAAGAAATCAAGATTATAAAGATATGATAGAAAAACCATTGATTACCCGCAAGGAACTGAGCGAGCGCATAAATCTTTCAACCGCTGTTATAGCTAGAAACGAAAAAACTTTAGGGCTTTCCAACTGCAAAGTTGTGGTAAATAAGCGCGTGATTCTTTACCGGGCAAACGAAGCGTTACGAATTGCCGGAATAACAACCAGCAATAATTCAAGGTAACTTGCCACAAGTAAATCAAAGTAGTTTCTTCTTTCGCTAGGTTTTCAGATTGTTTTCGCTTTACGTTTCACTCGTGGCAAAGAGTGCAAGTGCAGTTGAGTTTGAAAAGATAGTCGCTTTCAAAGCGATTAAAAACTCTGCGCTTGATTCAAAGACACTTCCGACGCGGCTCAAGATTCTCAACTGGGGAGTCAATCAAACGGTAATCGGGCCGGTCACGGTTGACGCTACATCCGCTTCGATGATTCCGCTTTCGCAGGACTCCAAAGGCTTCAAAGAAATCGCGATTGATTTTGAGCATAACACTGTTCCAGGCTCTCTGGAATACAACCGCACGAATGAACCTCGCCCGGTTGCCGGTTACGGCACGCCTGAAATCGTAACCGATGACGGAATTTACCTTGAAAACATCCGCTGGACGCCCGAAGGCGAGCGGATGGCATTGAATTTTTCTGATCTATCGCCAGCCCTGATAACCGAACCCAACACGGGAGCGGTCACATTTATTCATAGCGTTGCGCTCTGCCGGAACGGGGCAGTTGACGGGCTGACGTTTCATTCTGCGACGCTGAAAGACGCGGAGCTTATCGCGCTCGCGGCCAAAAAGGTTGTAATGACCAAAGGCAGCGGCCAGCGAGTCGAAAAAGGCGATGAAGTTGTGCCACTCGAAAAGAGCGAGCAAGCCAAAGAGGACGGGATGGCCAATTACAAGGCTTTCCCGGCTTGGGAATTGGTGCGAGTAGAGCCAAGCGAAGTCCCTCGCGGTTCAAGCGGGAAACCCAATGACCTTTCATGGCCTGACCGCTGGCGCATGGCCGGAGGAAGGCTATTTAGCGGACGGATGATTGCCAACAAGCTGGACGAAATCTGGTCAAAGCTTGGCGATTCAGACGAATTTGATGACGCGGTTGACAGCGACGTTCCGCCGTTTGCGTACAATTCCGGATATGGCTGGATGGAAGTGGACGCCGAAACCTGCAAGGAGCTTGGAGTTCGGCGCACCATTCGCGGAAAACAATCTGACAAGAAAATGCCGCCGGTAAGCCTGCGGAATTTTTCTGCGGAAGAAACAAACAACACAGGAGAACAAAATATGGCTGAAAATAACACGCAGGCGATTCCCGACGTGAAGGCGGAAATTGCTAACGCGGTTGCTCCGTTGGTGGAGCAGTTGAAAACCTTCTCGGCTGAAATCGCCAGTCTTAAATCCGCGCAGGCCGCTTCGGTTGCCGCCGGGGAAAAGATTGAGCGCGAAAACATCATCGCCCAGGCCACGAAGGACGGGAAAATCATCCCGCTTTCCGCCGAGTCGCTGAACGCCCTGAGCGTTCCCGCGCTCAAGGAAATGGTTGGCAACCTGAAAGCCGGTGCCGTGACACTCACCGCGTCTAGTGGCGCGACGGCTGGCAATGCCAATATGTCCGCGATTGACCGCGTGAAAGCGGCCAATGCCCAGGCGTACGCTCAAATCCGCAAGTAAACAGAAAGGAACAATATGGCTGTCTTGAACTTAGTTGACATTTTGGCCCGCACGAACGCTGACCCGATCAAAGGTTTGGTTGAGGACGTTCTGACTATGGCTCCGGAATTCATGGTTGTCCCGGCAACCCCTCGCGCAGGCACTTCCTACCGTGTCACTCGCCGCACGGGTTATCCGTCCGGTGGTTTTCGCGCCGTGAACGATGCGAACGCTCCGGGGAAATCCACCTACGTCCAGAGCATCAAGGAAATGTTTTTCCTCGATTACCCGCTGCAAATTGATGAGGCGATTGTCCAGGCCGACGACGGTTCGGCGGGCGACCTGCTGACCCAGGAACAGCGTGGGGCTTTCGAGTCCATGATGATGGACGTTGGCTCGCAGTTCTACTACGGGACTGACTCTGACGCGGCTGGTTTCGCTGGCCTGAAATCGCAATGCGTTTACTCGCTGGCGGCTGGCAGCACTACCAACACGACTAGCGCGTATCTGGTATGGCTTGACGAGCGCGGAGTTCGCTTCGACGTTGGCCGCAGCGGCAACCTGTCCTTGGCCCCGTGGTCCACTCAGGTGGTTTCCGTTAACAGCGGAAATCAGCGGGCGTATGTGTCGAACCTTTCCGGTTACATCGGGCTTTCCGTTTCATCGGAATACTCGGTTTACCGCGTCAAGGGCATTGACATGACCAGCAAGCTGACCGACGCGCTCGGTCTGACCCTGCTGGCGCAAGTTCCGATGGCTCGCCGCAATAACCTGCGCTGGTTCATGAACAGGACGGCTCACACTTCGCTGCAACTTTCCCGCAGCGTTACCACTTATGTTGGCGCAGGCGCGGATGGTTCACCGGCGTCAGCTCCGGCCCCGACTACGCTCGGCGGTGTGCCTATCACTGTGACGGATTCGCTGGTGGACACTGAAACCGCCGTGAATACATCTGGCCCTGGCCTTGGTGAATAACAATCAATCTGAAAGGAAAACAAACTTATGGCTGGTACTGCACAACTTCCCTATAACGCCCGCACTTTGCGGGACAACACGTTCTACTCGACCTGGGCCTTGCCGGTTGCGGCTAACACCGCAAATTCGGCTGTGTTCGATCTGGCTACGGCGGCTCCCTACGCTATCACGGAGGGCATCGTTTTGCACATTTCGACGGCAACGGCTACGAGTACGGCGAATAGCAAAAACATCAACATTCGGCTGATGGACAGCGCGGACAACGTGACCTTTGCGAACGTCTGCCTTAGTTCCGTTGGCGGTTTGAACACTGGTGCGCCGGTCTTGCGCGTCGTGGACAACGGCGGCGCGAATACACTGGCCGGGACTGCGACCGTGGCTTTGCCTCGGCACATCCGCCGGTACATCAAGCTCGCGGCTCTGGGCGAAGCCAATGGCGGTGACGCCAGCGGAAGCAACGCCACGGCGCGGCTGCTTTTCTAAGCGCGACACACACGATGCAACTGGGCGGCGGGGTTTTTGGTTTCCTCGCCGCCCTTTCAAAACCAATAAAATATGAAAAACTTTTTTGCTTTCCTGCTTTGTTCTTTCACTTTGATTGCGGCGGATTCAACCGTCAGCACCACGGCCCCGCAGACCACTGACGGCGGTTATGAGTTGGCTATCCGCCAAGCCTACACCATCCACAACATCAAGCAGAAGATTTCCGATTACACTTTGGGGACTACGGTTTCCAACGTGCTATCCAAGCCAACCGGACTCGGCACGAATTACTGGTCAACTCAGGACGCGCTTTATCACACGGTCAACATCATCACAACGAATACCACTACGAATGTAACGGTTACGCTTTCTCGTTCGCTTGATGCTGTGAACTGGACTCCTTGGAGTACCAATACAATCACGGCTGACACGGTGACAGAAGCAACATGCACAGGGGCTTTTATGTATTTGCACGCGCGCATATCGCACGCAGGAGCAACCAACGGTTCGGTAAATGTTCTGTATTACGGTAAACGGTAAAAAACAAACAATGGAAAATGACACATGAGCGCACAAAACCTGTACCAAGATTGGACGTTGCCGCCAGCTAGTGAGCGCGACGTGAAAGAAATCACAGACGGCGATTACAATTTGCCGCTGACGTTTGAACCTCAAAACGTGCTGGACATCGGGGCGCACGTCGGCCTGTTCGCAGGCTGGGCAAGGCACACATGGCCGGGATGCAAAGTCACCAGCTATGAGCCGTGGCAAGAGAACTGCGACTACTTCAAAAAGAATCTTTCGAATGATACGAATGTCACTTTGATTGAGGAAGCGTGTTTCCCGTCTGAATCCGTCGAGATTCACGAGGGGCTTAACAGCTTCACGAATACTATTTTTCCGAAGGAACTTGGATACACCAAGCCTAACAGCGAACGCACTATCAAAGCCAGCATCCCGCAAGGCAAATTCGATTTCATCAAGCTTGATTGCGAGGGAGCGGAGGCCGACATACTGCCAAATCTTGACCTGAGCGAAACCAGAGCAATCGTGGTCGAGTGCCACAATGAGAAGCTGGCTTTCCGCGTTGACAAATACCTGAAATCATTGGGATTTGAACGCCTGATGAAAAAATATCATGGATACATGGACGTTCAGTTGTTGAAATTCGCACGCCCAGGCTCAAGCAATCCAATCCCGCAAAAACTCATGGTGTGCATCCCGGTTTATGGAGATGTATGCGGACACACTAGCCAATGCCTGATGCGGCTGATTCAAAATCCGCCAGTTGCGTTCATGTTGAACTATTGTTTGGGCGATTCCCTTGTTTCACGCGCCAGGAACACGCTTACAAACCAGTTTATGCGGTCTGACGCTACGGATTTGCTGTTTATTGACTCCGATTTGATCTTTTCACCGGAGCAAATCCTGCGAATTGTCAACCATCCGGACGATGTTGTGGGCGGTTTATACCCGAAAAAGCAGGACAAAGAGAGCGTGGAATGGGTTTTGAACACGCACAAGGAGCTTCCCGAAAAGCGTGCGGACGGTTGCCAGCAAGTTGCGTACATCGGAACCGGGTTTATCCGCGTGAAAAGGCACGTTTTCGAGGCCATGATTGAGCATTACGGAGATGAAATCACCTACAAAGATGACTGTTCCGAGTCAATCATGCACGATTTATGGCCGGTTGGGACGTATCGCTATGAAGATGGCAGTCGCCGCTACCTTTCTGAGGATTGGTTCTTCTGCCAACGGTGGATGGACATGGGTGGAAAGATTTGGGCCGATACTAAAGTCGTACTGAAGCACGTTGGAACGGCAATCTTCCCGCTGAAATGCCAGGAGAAAAAGCTAATGGAAGATATGCCAAAGGAATAATATGCCGTACATCACGCAATCAGATATTGAAGTCCTAGTTCCGGCCCCGATGCTCATTGACGCGCTGGACGATAGCAAGTCAGGTGCGCTTGATGAAACTTTGCTGGCTTCACTGATTGCGGCGGCTGACTCGCAGGTGGATTCCTACTTGTGCGGACTGTTCACCGTGCCTTTTACAACTGTTCCGGCGGTTGCAAAGGAAGCATCTTTGGTGTTCGCCTGCGAGTCGCTTTATAAACGCCGACTTGCTCCGGATGAAAAGAATCCGTTTGCCGACCGGGCGCGGATTTGGCGCGAGCGTTTGCAGATGATTGGCAATGGCGAGTTGCCGTTGTCCACCGCGCAAGGGAGCTATGCGAATATTGGCGCGTCCATCCTTATCACGGCTAGCATTGACGACACGTTAAGAGCATGACCATAGCCCAACAACTTAAAGCGGTACGGGACGCGGCCAGTATGACTGACTGGCAGGCTTCCGTTAGTGCTGACGTATCCATTGCCAATGACATAGCGCAGGCGTTGACGTATTTGCAGAACAAGCCAGGAGTTCCAAAGGCGGTTATCGTTTACGACGGCGAAGAAAAGCGTGGTGAGCATGAGGAGGGCGCAAGGGTTGACCGCAATTTCTCAGTGATTGTCACGCGCAGCGCGGGTTTGGACATTGAAGGAAATTACGTCGAGGACGATAACAGCGGAGGGTTGCCGCTTTATGATTTGGTTGAGGGATGCCGGGATGCTGTGAGAGGCGTTCGGTTTGAAGCTGACGTGACGGAAGTGTATCCGAATTTCAAAGGCATATCGCGCTTCGATGTTGGCGAAGCTTTATTTGATGCGTACAAGATTGAGTTTTCAATCGGTACGCAACTAGACTCAATACTATGAGATACTTTTTTCTTTTACTGGTTTTGGTTTTGGCAAGCTGCGTTTCCAAAGCGGCTAATGTCACTTTCACTTTGCAGGACTTTACAACCACGGCGGCGGCATCGCGCAAGGTTTTGGTTACTCCGCTTTCGTTTCCTGAAGGTGGAGTTGCTGTAATTGTTAGTGCTGACAAGAAGCTTTACACTGCTTCTACTAACGGGGCTTTCACGGTCACAAACATGGTTGGTGGTATTTACCAATGCGAATTGCAAGCACCGCCAAGCGTGACAAAGTTTTGGATTGATGTACCGACCAATGCAAGCTCGTACAATGCCAGCGCATTAATGGTTGCTGCCACCAACACAGTTCCAAGTGGAACTATGGCAGTAACTCTAACAACCGCTGATGGCAGATATATCAAGATGCTAGACGGTTACGCTACAAACCTTGTTGTGTCTAACCTTACCGCAATCGGTACTGTTAATATTCCAAGCGGTTCGGGAGGAACAGTGACTAGCGTTGGGCTTACAAGCAGCAGCGCGGGCGTTACGATTACAGGATCGCCTATTATTGGTGCTGGAAATATTGGAATTGAAATTGCAGGAACAGGTGGAGGAAACACTTTCAACACCACACAATTTGGAACCAACGGAAGTGGAGCTGTTACGATTAAAGATGGAGCGTTTACCACAAATCAGACTGCGTACACTCCTTACTTGCTTTACACCAACGGAACTACGATTGAGCCTCGCAACACTGGCGTATGGGCATACAACGATGTCGTGGATTATTGGAAATTTGATTCGACAAACTGGACGTTTTTTCAGTCGGTTTCTGGGCCGACACCAACCCAGCCAACCAACCTTGTGACGAAGGCCTATGCGGATGCGCTGCCTTTTCAGCCAACCAATGCGAACTTGACCTCGTGGGCATCCACAACCCCGACCAACGGTTCAACCAGCCAATACCTGCGCGGAGACGGGACATGGCAAGTCCCGCCGGGTGGAGGCAGTTCACCAACCAACACCTTCGACTCAAATTTCACTTTGGTTGACGGCACCAACGTGCATCTGGCGGTTGGTCTGGTGACGACGAATCAAGTGTTGAATACGCCAACTAGCACAAATGCGATACTTCGCGGGACTGGTGATGGATCGCGCACCGAGGGGCCATTCCGATTCTACGGCCCGGTTTATTGGCATCCTACGATGATTTATCCTGACGATCCATTTTCATGGGAAGGTGCTTATGGGATGATTACCAATGATGCCAACGGGTATCATTTGAACATGCAGATGATTACTGTCACTGGAAATGAGCTTGATGGGCCGGGACTGAGAGTTTTGCAGGGGGCGGTGTTTGGAAGCACGATTAATGTTTCTGGAACAACCAACCTGAATGATTGGGCTAGGCTTGGGACGAATGTTCCGATTCCTTGGACTGGCGTAGGTTACGGTCTTTCCAGCAACACTGGCTCAGTTCTGGTGGATAGCAACACCATCGCAGATAAAAACTGGGTTATGTCTATCGTTGCAGTTGGTGGAATTTATTACGCTTCCACCAATGCTTGCACAAATGGATTTGATGCTAATTCATTCTGGTTTGTGACTAACACCATTCCGGCCTATGGCTCTCGCGTTTATACTGGAGTAACAAATAATCAGTACATTGGCTCTCAGGTTACATCTCAACAATTCGCAAATGTGCAATCACCGATTACGGTTAATGCATATATCAGTTATCCTTCCGGTGCTGGACGCGCTCTTTCGGTAAAGCCTGAAATATACTTCTCTGCTGACCTAACAAACATATTCGGAGATTACGATGCTGCGGCTCAGACAATTACCGCAGGAACAACCAATCTTTACCAGTGGACGGTTTCATTTCCTGACTGGGTTAGCACAAATGTTTATGTCATTCGCAGGTTCAAAGTAACCAGTCAAAATGCTAACCCCGATGTGACGTTTCACCTAGGCACAAATTTCGCAAGCCATATTGACCTGCGGACAACCACCGCAACAGTTGGCGGTGGAACCTTCGCCACCATCCAATCCAACGGCGTGGACATTGTTACCTCAGCGGTGAAGCTGAACGTGGTAAATCCCTCAACCCTGGTTTCCAATGCCGGCGGTGTCGCAACTTTAACATTGCCGTCTGGCGGCGGCCTAACTGCTTCCGACACCAACTTCGCGCACATCACCGCAACCAACGGAGTCCACATCCTCACCAACGGCGCGATTGTGCTGGATCAAGTCGGGTATGGCAGTGCAACGGATTACGCTCGCGGGATTATCAGTAACACGCCGAGCGGACTCAATCTGGGAAGTTGGAGAGCTGGTTCTGCGACGACGAATTCTATGCCGGTTTCAATCTGGACTGATAAAACTCAGCGGGTTGTAATATCACCGCTTGGAACAACGGTGTTCAAGTCAAGCTCGGGAACCGATACAATCACAATCAATCCAGACAATGCTACTCCTCTTATCGTATCTGGCACAGCGCAAGCCAGCACGATCAGTTCAGTCGGGAATTTGTCACTTGGCAACGGGTGGCAGGGAGTGAAGTCGAGTGCTGGGACTTCTGCTGGCTATTTGTATCTTACAGCAAATTCAATCGAGGGACTTAGGGTTAATCCTTCTGGACAAGTTTTATTTGGCACAAACAAAGTAATAATTGACCCGGCGCAAGGCACGAATATGTTTACCGGGATAACAACTATAACTGGTACAAATATTATAGAAGGAGAATTGCAACTGCGCTCGAATCCTCAGATTGGCTATCTATCAACAAACGCGCCAATAAGCAATGGAACAAATCTAATTTACTATCTCAACTGGGCATCTCAGAGACATGTAATTAGCAATCACGTTTATTACGTTCACTCAACGAACGGGCCGACCGATACCAATTATGCTTCATTCACCACTGCCACGTTCATCAACAACAGCGGCTCGGATTATGTGCTGACTCTCCCGGCTGGTTGGACGAATACTGCCAGCAGTCCGGCGTCACCGCTGACGATTACGAACGGCACAATCCGCAAGATGCAGACTGAGGCAATCAGCAACACGAACGTTATTTATGACATTCGCTAAGTACATTCTTCTTTTCTTTGCGTTTACCTGCAACGCGCAGTTCCTGCCGATGATTGGCCACACGGCTGGCGCAACGAATGTCACGAAGATTGGCGTGCTGCCGGAAGTGTATTTGACGAATGGGCTTTTTGCTGTGTGGCATTTGGACAATACAAACGACAGTCGTTGCGTTGATAGTTGGGGAACGAATCACCTTTACTTCCGATCCGCAGCAAATGTTTCACTGACAAATGGAGTGATAAGCAATGCTGGCTACGTTAGTGCGGCTGACAATGCTGGTGAACTGACAAACAATGCTGGGGGGATGACCTTTACGACATTCAGCATTTCAATGTGGTATTCGCCAAAGATCAAAGGTGTCCGCGGTTCTGTATATTGCGGGACAAACAGTACCACGCGATCACGAACTTCACAATGCTCTTGGGGGATTGCTTCAAGCGGAACCGCTATTAGGTTTGCAATAACTAACTCTCTTATTGACCTAAGCTCTACGACATTTAATGTTGATGAATTCACGCACTGGGTGTTTGTGTATTCTAATGACGTTGGCAGGGTGTGGTGCTATAAAAACGGTGCCTTGGCGCAGACCGCAACCGCTGGCCCAATAGCAACAAGTATAGAACCGACATCTTTTTCGATTTATGGCCAGGATGATAGCGGGGCAAAAGATGAAGTCGCAATCTGGTCTCGTGGGCTTACCGAGCAGGAGGCGGCTTACCTCTACCAATACCGAAACTGGCGTGATTACCCAAAACAATACCGTTAAAAACATGAACATCAAAATTGCAATCATTGCGGACGGGACGGAGATCGGCACGCTGGATTTCAGCGAGGAAACTCTGGTTGACCTGATCTGGGTTGCCCGCACCAATCGCGGCGAGAATCTGGCCAGCGAAGCCACGGCAACTTTGGGCGTGGAAGATGTTTTGGCGCATCCCAAACAGCAATGGCTTAACTCCGGTCTGAACTACCGCGAGCAGCGTAAAGCTGCGTGCGATGCGTTCCTGCGCTCCAAGGTTTATGCTGGAATGACCGAGGCTGAAATCATCGCGGCCAGGGAACAGGCAAACGCCGCGATTGCCCGTTTCCTGCGGCTTGAAGGGGACGCACCAGTTCCGGTTGATCCGCCCGCTGAACCTCCCTCCGAACCATAAATCATGAACCAACTAAAAGACTGGACGCATGGGTAAATATAGATGAACAACAGATTGTGGAAACGTGAAACTTGGTAAAACAGAATGGGAAAATATGGCTGAACAACAAACGAAACTTAACGCAAACAGTTACATCTCGCTTGGGGTAATGTTGGTTATCATCGGGGCGGCATTTCAACTTAGCACAAAACTTGCCCGCATTGAAACCGACCTTTCAACCATTCGCTTTGAGATGTCAACAAAACTTGACGCATTTAATGGCCGCATGGGCGACCGCTGGACGGCAACCATGCAAGGTGTATGGGCGCGTGAAGTTCAGGCATTGAATCAAAATTTCAAGACGCCGGTTGTTGAGGACATTCAGCGCAGGTTCCCGCCGTCTGGAATAAAATAAATAAACTAATATGGAAAAACTCATCGAATACGCAACCAATCGGCTCTCGGAACAATCCACTTGGCGCGGGATTATCCTTCTTCTGACTGCGCTGGGCGTTGTAATATCACCGGAACAAGCCGAGAAGATTATCGCCGCCGGCATTGCCATCGTTGGCGCGATTAACGTGTTCCGCAAACAACCAAACTCACCTGACGCGAATCCAAAATGAAAACCCTGGTAACACTAACACTGGCCCTATGCGCGTTGTGCTTGGGCTGCAGAACCACAAACCCATCTGGCAAAATCATCGCCAGCTCAGCCGTGACGGTTGACGCCGCAATGAAAGGTTGGTCGGTGTGGGTGCATGACGGCAAGGCTACCGAAGCCCAAGAGGTCATGGTGCGCGATGCGTTTATCAAGTACAAGTCTATCGAAACGGCAGCGCGGAAAGCCTATGCAGCGGCCTACGCTGCCAAGGACGATTCAAGCATGGCGCAGGTAGTCGCCGCGTTGCAAGCCGCTGTCGCTGATTTGAACCTAATAGTAATCACGTTCAAAACAGGAGGAACTTTATGACCGGAGAAATGATTGCTGGATTGCTGGTGAAATATGGCCCGATTGCGTTTGAATGGGTTAAGGAGCTGGTCAAAGTCTGGAAAAAGGAAATGACGCCAGCCGAACTTGACGCGCTCATTGCAGCAATGCCAACCGATTATGAATCGTATATCACCGCAGCGGGAGGGCGTCCAAAGTGATTCCATCCGCGCTAACATTCGCAACAGCCTGTTTGCTTTTGTGGATGGCGAGCGCGTGGATGTCAGAAAATGAAACAGTTTAACAACAAAAAAGAAAGGTAACGGAATATGGCAAACAACATCGCAGGCGGAACCAACGCGGTCTGGGGGACTACCAACCTTGGCCTAATTGGAACCAACACCAACGGCAATTTCGCCGTGCTGGAAAGCATCAGCATCACTGACCCGAACGGAAAGCCGATTTTCATTGAGGGGCGCAACGGCACGGACGCCATCGCGGTCATGCTGGACAACGGTTTTGATGCCACGCTGAAAAGCGTGTTTCAAACCAACGTCACGCTTCCAAGCAAAGGTAGCGTTATCCTGATGAAATTGCCGAACAACTCCACCGGGATTAACGTCACCGTGAGCGGGATTGAATTCGACTCGCAGAAAAAGGACATGACCCGCTGCACAATCTCGGCTTTCTATCGGCCTGACCTGGGAGCCTAACAACTGACTTATGGAAAACGCACAAGCTAACTTTGTTGAATCGGTGCGCGGTGAATATCGCGCACGCGCAGAGGCAAACATGGAGCCGCTGCCGGGGCCGTTGGCAGATGCCTTTGGCCCGCCGATTGTCATTCATGGTATCACGGTAAGGCCGGTTGTGCATTATGACTTAGTGATTTTGAGGCAACTCAATTCTCCACTTTATTTGCATATGCTGGAAATGGGGAAACCGGATAACGAGCGGAAGGAAATAAAGTATTCAGATGATGACGGATACTTGCTTGTACACCAGTTCACCAATCCCATCGCCGTGATTCGGGAACAACTTGAGCGCGGTCATGATTATCTAAAAGCTTGTGCGCTCGCGGGGACAGCATATCGGCTGCCCCCGGTGGTCATGGCCGCGCTTATTCCCGCCGTGCTTGAATCGTTTAAGCGGTCTTTTGAACCTGCGATTAAATACGGCGAGGAAAAGAAAGATGGCGAGTCTTTTTCACAATCGCCCAAGGTGCCGAAGATGGCCTCGGCTGGTGGCTCGACTACCTTTGCCGACTTGTCCGCACCTATGGATTGACGCGCCAGGAAGTGCTTTACAGCCTTCCTATAGCGCAGGGGTGGGCTTTATATGCTTGGGCGGTGGAAAACGAGCCTTGGGGCAACGTGGAGCGAAAGACGCCGGGTTATATCGCGCAAGAGATAGACAGACGAAAGGAAATTTATGTTGGCCGGTGCGATTGAAATGACGTTGGGTTTGCAGGCGAACCAATTCCTTCAGGCATTGGGCATGGCAAACTCATCGGTGCTGTCCCTGTTTGGGACTACGCAGCTTTTGCAATCCGGCTTTCAAAAGGTTTGGGGCGCGATTGAAAAGGGAGGGGCGTTGCTTGACTTGTCGAATCGCACCGGGGATGCGGTTGGTTCGCTGTACCAGTTGCAGCAGGCTTTTACGGTTGCCGGCGTCGGGGCTGAATCGGTTGGAAGCGTCATTCGCAAATTCAACATGGCTCTGGCCGGTTCAAGCGAGGAGGGAGAAAACGTCTCAGCCGCTTTCAAAAAGCTTGGCCTAGACCCGCAGGCGTTGTCAAAGATGGGAAGTTCTGAGGCATTGGTAAAAACCATTGATGCGCTTTCAAAGTTTGACAAAATTTCACAGACATCGCTTTCAAACACGATTTTCTCCCGTCAAGGCGGAGCGATAATGAACCAGATTGCGCGGGATGCTGAAGGATTCAAAAAGACAATCCAAGAGACTGCTGAAAGCGCGAAGGTTTGGGAAAGAGTTGCGCTTGCTTTCGATGAAATTGGTGACACGGTGGAACTTATAAAGGGTAAGATTTCTACCATGTGGGCTGGAATAGCAGAGGGAGCAATCCCAATGTTCAACCGTGTTTTATCTTACATCAATTCAATTGACTGGGTTGGTATTGGCCGAAATATTGGAAAGTATTTAATGGCATTTGAAGGTGCTGCAAAATCAGGTCAACTTGGAGAACTGATTGAGCTTTCGCTAATTGTTGCTTTCGAGAACGCTTTCATGTTTGCCGCAAGGCAGGCTTTCGTGCTTGGTGAAATTCTTAAAGCGGTTGCAAGCGACATGTTCAAGCCATTGGTTGCAAACACGGGAGCACTTGCTATAAACGAAATCGGGATGCTTGAAGCCAAGGCTAAGCGTTCATCATTTTTGCAGCAGGCAGAATATGACATCAGCCGTGATCCAAATTTATCTGACCGTGCAAAGGCTTTTCAAATGGCCAAGATGCGCGAGCAGGCTGATATTGACTTCAGGAACGCCACAAGTGGAAACAACGCAACCGCTAGACAGCTTTTAAAAGAGCGTGAAGATGCGATAAAAAACGGGATTAAATCCGTAATTGATACAGCTAAAAGCGCAATTGGCGTTTCTGGTGAAATGTTTCCCATGGGCGGGGAAAACACAAACAAGCTAAAGTCACTTGTCAATATGCTTTCGGTTTTCGACTCATCAATTAGCAGCGGAAAACAAACGCCAATAGCTGACATGTTTGGCGCAGGTGGTTCAATTGGTACACCTCAAGTTTCTGCGCTAGAAAAAATTGGTCTTATATTCGGAGGTGGTGGAACAGTGGATTATACCAAAGACACAGCAAAAAATACAAAGGAAACTGCAATGTGGATTCGCAAGACTCATGACCTAATGCAAGTCCGTGATTACAGCGGACACGTTTAATTTATGATGCAATATTTTATTCCATTTTTTCTGTGCTTTTTACTGACATTTGTTTCAGCTTGCTGGATTGGTTTCAAGATTGGTTACGCCGTCAACCGATTTGAGCGGAAGGAAAAAGAATAATATGCCAGTAGCATCAAGAGTTGGTTCAATCGCTGAGACTTCACAAAGTCCGGCTTACGATTACGGAAAGCAAATAACTTGCACGCGCACTTACGTTGGAACGCTAGCGGAGTGTCTTGCAAATGTTGTGCGCCAAGGAGTGCTTGGAACTGGTGATATGTCCGGTTTCATTGTTGACGGTTCAACTGTCAATGGAATCGGCGGAGGGAATTATCAGCTTGCAATCAAATATCTTGCTTACGGTTCAACGGTGGATTTGCCTAATGATGAATATTCAGTTGACCCTTTCGAGATTAACCCGAAGTTGGAAAAGCATCCTCGCTACGCTGATTTGGAAACTAGCCTCATTGAGCAAGTTAGGTCAATCGTTGACGCGGCATCGCCTGACACAAGGGCGCAGGCTTATTCGCTGCTTGAAACGCAGGCATTGGCTAACGTGGACGGAAATGCGGCGAGAGCATTGGAATTGGCTGATGCGCTTATTCGCGGACAAGACGCTTTCTATCTGCCGGGGCTGAAATACATTTGGGCAACGCACCATCCGGTTGACGGTGTGCCTAACCTTTCGCTTGGTGGAACAATCGAAACGCCAACCGGCCCTTGCGCTCCTTACTTGCCCCCCGGCTCACAATGGTTGCGCGAGGCGGACAAGCTGGCTTGGACTGGTACGGTTTGGAAAGTGACCCGCACTTGGGTAGGTGCGCCAACTGGTCATTGGAACACTAACATTTACCCAGCAGGATAAAAAATTATGGCAAATGAAGTAACTGTGGTTATCGGGTTGAGCGGTGCGAAAAGCGGAATGAACATCGCCAGCGGCACTCGCTCGCAACAGCGCACAATGAATGGCGCAAACATGGTTGCCACGTCGCAACTGATTAACGGCACGAGCAACGCCGCAACACAGGTTGACGTTCTCTCTCTGTCGAATGTCAGCGAGGTGATGATTTACAACCGCGACAATACGGCGGCAATCAATGTTGGTACGCCGGTGAATATGGCATCGGTATGGTGTCAAGTTGCACCGTTAAGCTCAGTGCTATTCCAGCCTCCGGCCAACACTAACGCCATCTTTGCGCTGTCCCAAAATGCGTCGAGCATCAATATCGCAACCTACGCGACGGAGCTTTAATCTATGGCTGTTGACCGGCAGGCAAACTTGATCCAGCCGATTGCCAAGGGCGCGGATTCGCGGCTTGATTGGCGCACCGTCAATGCGGTGGTTGATGCCATAAACAAGTCTCGGCTTGCCGAAATGCCAAAGGAAAGGCGGCAGGATACTTCGCTTTTCATGCATCCATTTCGGATTTACCAGTTGCCGTCTTGGATGCGTAGCGAAACAGCTGAAACTGATTGGTGCAAGTTTGTTGTGCGCGGTGGACTGGTGAATTCTGTTACGGTTGGAAAAACAGACTTGGAAACTTGGCCGGATGATGAGACTTATGGCGGGGCGTCACTGGCAACAACGCTTACAAATGAAATCGCGGTTGACCCTGGAATCAGCAAGCACTCAATATGGATAAAATGCAACCGTGCTTTGACTTCTGCAGAGATTGCCCACGCCGATGGTGATGCACCAGCTTTCGACACCAGTGACGGTTATTTGCAAATCCCGGTTGGATGGGTGGATACTGCGAGTGAGGAATCAAACCACGTTGCAAAGATTCGCCAGCTTTTGCGCTCCGATGTTTTCCTGCCGATGGCCGAATTCTCAGTTAAGGACGCGGATTGCAACGACAAGCTGATGATGATGCTTGCGTCCACAATGTATGCGCCGCCATGAGCCAGATTTACAATCTGTTCGGATGTTGCTGCGATAATGCAAACGTGATGGCGATTGTGCGCGTGAACTCCGCGCCGATGTGGGGCTTTCCTCCGTTTCACAACGGGATTGATAAGACCTACACTGTAGGAACAGGATGGAGCAATACCACAATAACCACCGGAATGATTGCCACGCGGATTGATGCTGGGGTGATTACAGGAGTTTATGAGGCAAAGGTTTCATTCACAGCATCGGCAGACCCGTCAACCGATACGCTGCGCTGGCGTCACGCCGGATTGACGGCGGATATTGGATTCAATCTTGAGGACAATTTCTGGTGGAACTGCGAGCCTATGTTTAAGCTTTCCGCGGTTGGAAAGTTCACGGTTGGCAGCGGTTGGGAAACGCTGGTTACTTCATTCACGGCTGGCGACTTGGTTATTGAATATCACAAAGACGGGTTTTCAGCCAACCATGACCGCTGGACTTTCTGGCGCGTAAAAGCTGATTGCGCGATTGGAAACAATCGTCCATCGCAGACGCCTGATTACTTTGAATCTTACGCTGGAAACCGTTCGCTTTGGCTGGACTATACTCCGCCAGCGACAACAGCTTATTCTGGTAGTCCATATTTTCACTTTACGCCGGTTGCAAGGTACGGCGGATTCAAGGTTACAACTGATATTTTAATTGACAATGTAAGCCAAGCAACGTGCGTTCAAGAATATACTCGCAACAAAATAACCGGAGCCATTACGGTTGTGACTGACGAATGGGTTGTGAATAAATCAGTCGCAATGCCAGACCCGCCTCCCGGTGAAGATATTAGTGGAGTTTTTCCGCCATCGCCATTGCCTGGGCCTGGGAACTGGGCGCAGGTTGACTTTCATTATCACGCTCCAAAGGTGGCTGGAAACTTCAATCTGATTCGCGGAGTTTATCCAGATTCAACTTGCACACTTTCTTACACGCGCAATGATTATGCTGATTACAGCTTGGGACAAAACCCGTGGCTTGGCCCTCCTCACTACCGAAAGACAACTGCAAGCGCATCGGTAAATCTTTCGCTTACATCGCTAACGCTTGCAACTGAGTCAACCGTGTTTGAATGGACTGGCACTATTCCTTATTACCATGAGTTTGATTTGTGCTGCTATTATCAAGACACAGCTGACCCTGTTGTAGATTTCATTGCTTCTTATATCGGGAAAGTTGCCAACGGAACATCAGGGTCATTCCCTCCTTTTGGTCCATTCCTAAACGATGGCACAAATACGGTTCACAATTCCGATGTCAAAGTAACGCAAACAATAGAACTTTTAAGCGAAGTTGACCATCCCACATTTGTCACTGATTTAATCGCGTTGCTGCCAGACTTTCCGCAATACAACTACCTGCGCGAATGTTCGGTGAATGAATCGGCTACGCTTTCATATTCTGACCTTGGCAATATTTCATTTGTTGAATATTACGAATTGCTTTACGCGAATCAAAAAAGCCAGCAGCAATATGTAACCACATTCGGGCCGTGGGATGATGATTGGAGATTTGTCGAAAACTCTGTTTTCCTTGCGAAGTACAAGTACAAGGTGAATGACAATCCGCATTGGACGGTGACGCAGATTGCCGGAGCGTCAGAGGTTGAAACGCAATATAACAGCGCACCACTTGAACACACCTTTGCGCCAACGGATGACACGGTTCAAGTTGTCAAAGTCGTAACCACCGACCCGTCACCATGATTCACCAAGTCCATCGCGTAAAACGCAAGGCAACCGGCCTGGGCGACACGCTGGCGGGTTTGTTTGACGCAATCGGGATTGGCTGGCTGGTGAAACGGGTTGCGCCTCGGTGCCGGTGTAAAGCGCGGCGGGATTGGCTTAACAGGATTTTTCCTTATGACACTCAAAATTGAAATCACCTTGGAGGCCGGGGACAGCAAGACGATTTTAGCCCACGAGACGGCGCACATTACCGGCATTACCCACGCGCAAACGGCTCTGGCCGGTCGCGTGGCGCATAACGCGATTGACCTCCTGGCCGCGCAAACCGTCTTGACCACGCCACTAGCCGAACACCTCGCCCATAAAACCCGCGATTAACGCGCTACGTTGGCTTAGGACGGGTTTTTATTCGCGGGGATGGTGAAGACAGCGGACAAAAAGAAAGCCCGCCGAAGCGGGCTGTAGTTAGGGTTTTTCAGCGGATTTAGACTCTCGCCAGAGTTTCCACCGTTTTTGAGCCGCCGCCCGCATTGCTGCGCGAGGGCGGGCTTTTGATTTCCCGGTTCCCGCCCGCCCGCCAGCCGCCCCGAACTCGCGGGCGATGCTGGCAGGTCGGATTTCAGTTCCGCAATGAGGGCAGATCATGCGACCTCCTTTGCTTTGATTTCAGATTGCACGGCGCGGCGGATTTGCTCGACTTCAAACAAAGCCGCCTTAAAAGTCGTGCCGTTGTCCATCCCGTAACGCACGTTCAGGTCGTGCCTGACTTCGCTTGGCAACCGGCAAATCAAGCTTACCACCAGATTCAGCGCGGACTCGACATCAGCAAGTTGCGAGAATGAAGGATCAGCCGGAACCTGCGCCGGTATTTCAACCGGAGTCAAGTGCGGCATTTCGGGCCATTGGTTATTCACAGTCCACCTCCTGCGCGGCGGCGAGGGCGGCGCGGGCTTTAACAAAATCGAACCGGGCGAGCGTGTTGCAGCTATTCGCACCGATGCTGATTTCGGAAACGTGCTTGTTGTCCAGAATTGCGGCTTCGACTTGCGCTGCTGTAATGGCCCCGCGATATGCGGCTTGAACTTCGATATACCGGAGAGCCTCCGAGACGACTTCCACCAGCGCGGGGAAGTGTTTAGCGGCATGGGCGGCATATTGGATTCGGGCGTTGTATTGTTCACCCAGCGTTCCGTTATCTGCGATTGCTTTGAGTTCTGTGAGTTTCATATTTTTGTTCTCCGCGTTGGTGGATGCGCGGCCCCCGGTTTGGCTGTCAGGTTGGTTTTTTGAAGTTATTCAAAGCGTAAAAATACTCAACAGTTGTTATGGGTTTTGGGCAAGGTTCAATCGGAGAGGCTGACAGTGGAATCCCATAGACGTATTTCTTTTTTGATTTGAACCCCAGATCGCAATCGCAGCCATGCGTTAAAGCCCTGCAACTTCCGCATGTTTTTTTAAGGCTGATTTTCATGGCCGAGTTTCGGTTAGGCGTGAAACTTGCGAATTGCGTCTGCCGTCCACGGGCCAGAAGCGCACGGGCTGGAATCAAGCTTAATCCACCAGCTTTTTGCTGTCCGGTAGCTGCGACCAAGGGGAGTTGTGCCGCGTTGAACTTCGCAGCGCAGGGTTGCCATTCCGAATTTAAGGGCGGCGCGGATGGTTTTGCAGTTCACTTTGAACACGCCGTAATTTCTCGTTTCAGTCTTCATATTTTTCTTTCGTTTTGCTGTTTCACTTTCAACACCCACACAATAGCCCAAGCCGTTGGGCATTGCAATGGAAAAGTGAACCTTTTGCAAATAATACAACTGCGCGGAAAACCTTTGAATTTGCTAAGGAAAACTGCGAATTGTGAAGCTGGAAGTTGTATTACGCGAAAAATAACCGTTGCGCTAAATTGTTAATTTGTTAATTTGCGCCCGTGCAAACGAAGCAAAAAAGCAGAACCAAAAGCGGCGCGGCAAAAGCCACCACGAAAAGCTTGTCAATCCCCGCGTGGCTGCTGGCCGAAAGCTTGGCCAAAGCCCACCGGCTGCAAATCACCTGGAGTGGTTTTGTGTGCGAGCTGCTGCGGAAAAACCTGAGAGGGTAATATGAAAATCACCCGCAAAATGCTTAAGCCGTTTCCCGCTGAAATACCGGGGACGCCGAAGCAATGGGAAAGAATCGCGGCGGCATTCGAGTTGCCAAAAGAAAAGCGATCAGCAACCCAACACGGCATTGCAATGCTTGGGCTGTGCAACGCGGCCGCAATCGTAATTGACAGCAGGTCGTATAAGCTTTTCTCAAGCATGGCGCACGCAAAATGCAGAACGTCGCAGGATGAAGATTATTGGTTTGATTTTGACCGGGACGGCGATTTGAACCGCGCCGCCGTCGCCCGCTTAATCGCCGCAGAACTTCGCCGGAGGGCCAAATAATATGTGCCAATCCGAATTGCCATTAACCCGCCCGAAAGTGACACCTGAAATGGTCGCGCAAATGGAGCAGGTGCTTGCGGATTCAGCCGAGCCTTGGGTTTTCGCCGCGATGATTAGCTATCGGTTGCAACTTGGAATTGGGGAAGCTGGAAAGCGGATTGTGCGCGAACTCGCCAGCCGGAGCCAAGGCAAGATCATCAGCGGTCAGCTTGGTTATTGCCACATCAGCCGCGCAACCGAAAGCGAAGTCCGCCATTCCGCCGCCGCCTTGTTTTCCCAAGCTTGTAAAATTCGGATTCGTGCAGAACAACAGCTAAACGCGAAAGGATTACAATGCTCCTAATTATTATCACAGCCATCATCTACGCAATGTTTACCGCGTTGCTTATGGCCGCAATCTCAATTTCAGCACACTTTGAACATGACGAATCAAACGTGGTTCTATGTTCGCAAGTGGGGACAAACGGAATCCCCAGCCAAGTTGCGCTTGGTGTACCTTGCCCGTCGCAGGCGGATGCCTCCGGTGCATCGAGGCCCCAACGGTATATAACCCATCATGCGTCGGCGCAACCGGCGCATGAGGAAATTTCCGCCAGTACGCGCCCACCAGTCCCGAAGGTGCCAAGAGATTTCCAGCCGTTGGCGAATAGGGACGGTTCTATTATCCTGACTGTGATTGGCGAGTCCTAAAGGTACACACAAGGCCGCGAATCTCCGGCCTAGAATTTTATGGTAAACGAACAAAAACAATTCAACTGGATGGTTGCCGTGGTGGTGATTGGATTCACGGTTGGATATTTCGCGGCAAAATATTTGAGTTACCGATGAGACTTTCCCAAACAATTTGCCCCGTTGCCGGTGACTGCCCGGACAGGCTGCGAAACGATCAAGCAGCGGCGGGGCGATTCCCCACGATTGCGCGTAACACTACTCTACGAGAAGTTCAGTCGCTAAATGTGTGGCCGGTTCAACCGGCGGGGAAATTCAATTTCGCAGTACTTGCCAGATGCGCTGGTAGCGGGGAATTCAAATCACGGAATACAGATGCCGCATCCGTGACGGCTTGCGAAAATCAAGCTGCTGCGACCAATTTCATAACCGGCGGCGTTTACGCTGGCAGTGGTAGCGCGATGATAAAGCGCAAGTGTCACACCTATAGCCATCAAGTCGGTTATGAATCTAATTTCACAATCGGGAACGTAGGGAGCATTGCAAAACCCGGACACCGCGAGATTGCTGCGCGGCCCGGTTGTGAATTCAATTTGAGCGCGTGGCGGAACATACATACGCTAGGAGATGGGGAAGTCTGCAAGCCTGCGGCTCCATCGGTTGCGTCAAGCATCCAGCCAACTCCAAGCTTTTCCGGCAACTTGACGCTGGAAATGATTGCAGGCGGAAACCCTGCCGCGCTCGCCACTTTCCACGCGGGAAAACGACACCGCTTAATTGCGGCTGAACAGGTATTACTAACCATGAATGCCCGCCCGCTATTGCGGAACGGGAGAACATTCTAAGTCTATCCCGCGTGGGGAATTTCGGTGAACCAACCAAAACCATGAGCGAAAAACTAACCATCGAACAATCAGCCGCGCAGCAAATAGGCGAGTCAATCACTTGCTGGCTGGCCAATCGGCTGGACAATAACGAGGAGGATTTCAAAGCCTCGATCTCCATCGGTTGCGTTCCGGATGATACTGGCCGGATTCAGGTTTCCATGAAAGCGACGGAGCGGATCAAGTCTGACCCGACGGAATTTGAATTCATCGTTGAAGACCCCGCGCAACTGGAATTGCCTGCCATCGGGAAAACCAAAACCATCAAAACCAAGGAGTGAGTATGGATAAACTGAAAACCGAATTGAAATCCGCCGCCGATTCATTGTCAGCATTGTTTGGTGGCGCACGGTGCAGCGCAGGATTTGACGCCAGAAGCGGGAATGAAACAGCTTACTACAACGCAATGATAGGAACAATCTGCGCCACGGGTGAAACTTTGGAGCAGGCTATTGAAAATGTGAAAGTGAAGCATGAAGCTGTCATGCCATCACTTGAAAAAGAAGCCGCTGCCGCCGGTTACAAGCTGGTGAAGATTGAG